TCTCGGACAAATCCAAGATTTTCATCGAATTTTTGAGCATGAATATTGTCTTCACGTACCAATGCGGTAACTCGATTACACTTTAACTGAAGAAATGGATAAGCAAAGCTGCGCCACAAAAATTCTTTTGTTAACCAATAACGACCAGGTAACGCAGCGACATTCATGTGGACAGATGTTCCTGAATAGTAATTAAATGCAACAACTCCAATGATTTCATTATCATCTTCGACCCCAAAAGCTGTTGCATTCGTTGGAGAAAAGTGACCTTCGAGCCTAGGTTCAAGCCAAGCAAGCAGTCTATCATCATCTCCGTATACAATTTTTTTCATATTTTAGGCGTTAAAACTGGTTTAATCAAGGAGGCGTAGGCCACACAACATTAAAAGGATACCCTGATTGAGTGGTTACATCTCTTAGGGCTTGTCTGTATGTTTTCCAGTCAGCAGGAATTGGAACCCCTTGGTCGGTAGCCCGAACGACTATCCAGTCAGAAATGGATAATAAGTTATCCCTTTTTGCTCCAACGGCAACAATTTGATCTGCCCGTAGCTGGTCTGTGGTTCTCGTGTCTACATAGGTAAATGAAGTATTACTCCATTCCATATAGGGCGGTTGAACCTGATTTTTCAAAGCTTTTTGAGAAAGTGTGTATGTTTGAATTTGTTTATTCAAAACATAATTGGAAAGATAATTGCTTTCCCCTTCTGTGGTTTCACAGCCAGGTTCCGTTTGAAATGGAAATCCATCATCGTCACAATGCCCAGAACGAACAATTTCTCCTGTGACTGGGTTGTAGATTGTGTAATACTTCATATCAAAGGTTGGAAAAAAGTTGTTTCAACTCTAGTAAAAAATGGCGTTCCGTATCCAACTATATTAAAGCTAGTATCATGAAAAGTTGCAGTTGCAGAAACAGAGTATGTATAACTGGTTGCGGGAATTGCTCCAGCCAAAGGAACAGCTACTTGACATCCACACTTAGCTGTACCTAATTCAATGAATGTTGGTATAACTAAAACAGTTTCATAAACTGGGCCGCCAAAGCCTGTCAAGTAAAAAGAGACATCAATCGTACAAGACACTGCTGAAGAAGCAGAGGCAAGTGACGCAGATAGAAATCCTGTTGTATTTAAAATTGCAGGATAAGATGCATTGTTTGCTGATACAGAAAAAGTAAGCAAAGTAACGGGGGATGCAATAGAACCACCTGAAATCAAAGCTGCATAGTTCTGAGTAAAACCGTTAATGAATACACCAGCAGCAGAATTGGTAATGTTTGATGCCGCTGTTCCAAGAGCAAAATATCCGTTGGGATACATGATGCTACCTGATCCAGTCATGGTAATACCGCTAGCTGCAGCTGTCCCTACTTGGAATTGAGCACCAGAAATATTAAAACTACTACCGTTAAAAGTTAAATTAGCAGATGAATTACCAAGAGCAAATGTTCCGTTGGAATTTAAAGCTGCACCTGAACCAGAAACAGTACTTCCACTGTATGTAGCACTACCTGCCTGCAATGAACCTCTAGCTGTGATATTTCCAAACTCCGCTGTTCCATCAGAATTAATATTCCATCCAATAGAACCTGAAATATAACTTGAAGACTGAATGTAATTTCCAGTGGTCAAAGAACCAGCGGTAATTTTTGTTGCAGTTAAATTGGATATTTTTGCATCATCAACAGCAAGAGTACCAATCTTTGCGTTAGTGATTGTCCCATTACCAATATAAGCATCAGCAATATACGCACCTGCTGGGCGTGAAACGCCATTCACAGTAGTTGTCGATGTGGTAACTATAAATGGTAATGTTGGAGCAGGAGTAGTACCACCTGGGGCTCCAATAGCAAACGCATCCGCACGAATGATAAATGTTGAATAAGGAGTTGCAGTATTACTGGTATTGGCTAAACCAAAACCTGATACGTATCCATTGGTATCTACTTTGACTGTATATTCACCATTCAAGGCATTGACTTGCGTAGTATTAGTTGCAATCGTTGTTGCTAAGGTACTATAAAGTTGAGTTGTTGTAATTGAATTTGTTAAACTATTAATAACGACTGTTGGATCAGTTCCTGTAGTTGCACCTGTACCAGCAGAAGCATTGTATGGGCCTTTAACTCCTGACAAAGATACAAATCGAATCCAATAATATTTAGTAGTTGCGCTACCAAGAGCATCTGAAAATACATTTCCAGGAGTTGATCCAATTAGAGTGGCTGCTCCTAATGCATTAGTAGATGCACTCCAAACCTCAGTGTAAGCATAATGCGTAAAAGCTGCAGGTGTCCACGAAAGAATAATTGTTGCAAATGCCCCTGTAGCCGTAAGACCTGTTGGCGCAGGAGGTGGACTTGTATCCGTCACCCAAGATGGAACTGAAGTTGTCGATCCAGATGTGCTAGTTGTTACGATAGAAGAATTTGCGATAGCAGAATTAAAACCAGTAGAAATGGTTGATCCATTGGGTAAAGAACTTCCTGTTAAAGCGCTTGTGACAATTAACATACTTTCCCGCATAGGTCGAAGAATCGCCGCTACAGTGGGATCAGAAACAGCGTTTACTGCTGGAATGCTAGGAAAGTCTGGTAGATTTGCCATTACACAGTTCCAATATCAGCCATACTAGATGCTAAATTAACACGGCGCACTGCAACATTTCCTGTGATCTCAATTTCCCAAACATAAGCTCGTGCACCAGCAATACGAACAGGGTAATCACTTGTAACGTTGCCGCTATAAATCGATGTGCCATCAGCATAAACTGTTACTGTAATATAAGAACCTGAATTAGCCGCCATGTAAACATAGTCAGCATGAACTTGCAAAGTGGTATATACCGTGGGTTTGGTATGCAAAAATTTCTTTGATTTCCAGTCAAACACTGTGTTTGAACTTGTACTGGTATCCAGAGCAAGGATGTTATTTGTTACATAATCAATGATATTCAAAACACCCGTTGTTGGTTCAACATGAATACCAACAGCAGATGCAGAAAAGTTAATCAACGGTGGATTATCTTGGCGCAATAAAACCATGGCGTTGTAAGAACCGCCTGTAGTTTTATAAAAACCAAAATACATATCGTTGTAAAGCGCACCTATCATGCTCGATGGGTTCAAAGCTTGCCAATCATCACGAGTAAATAACTGGCTAGTAATTACATCTGCTGTACCAGTAGAAATTGCCACGAGTCCATTAGGGCTCGCATACATAACCCCGTATTGGTCAGATGCAAAAGAGTTTTTCGACACACAAGGTTGCACCATAGGGAGTTTTTCTTGCGACATCGAAGAAGATGTTGTACCTGTAATCACATAAGGATTTTTGGTAGTCCCCACAACCAGTTGATTGTTGTAAACGCCTAAACCAACGATAGGGTAATCCGTTGTCAGCATATACTGTACAGGCCAAGCATGGGGCAAATAAGGCTCACAGAACCAAACTTGATTCCCAGTGAATCCAGCCAAAACACCGTTTGGCATAGCGACCAAACCCTGCAAAGTAGCAGGAGGGGGTGTGTAATACAAAGAAGTCAAAACTGGGCCAAGATTGGCAGCAGTAATAGTGTCTGTATAAGAAGTATTTGCAATCGGAATTTGAGCAACAAGCTCATAACCTACAGTGGTTGAGCCAACCACAGACCGATAAATACGAATATACACAAAGTTATAGTTGCCAGTTGCATGAGAACCGAAACCACTAATAACTACGCTTTGGCCTGAATAAGCGACAACAACTTGTCCTGAAGGGGGGCTTGGGGCTGATTCTTCAAGAACAGCTCCAAATTGAGTGACGTACGTATAAATATACGTTCTTGTCTCTAGTGGGGGTGTGCCAGAAGTTGTGGCTGTTCCAGTCCCCGTTCCAGCTCCTGTGGCTGTAAAAGAGAGGCCAACGGTGTTGGAAGCCGCACCGATGGTTGTGAAATCAGTTGTACCGATGGTTAAGATGGTATAAGCCACGCCAGTGGCAAAAGACCCAGCAGTAACAGTAGCACCCGCAGTAACAGTAACCGTTGGAGAGACTGTCGGATATGGAACACCAAGCTCATAATAAGCGTTTGGAAATGGTTTAACCCCAACTCCATTGCCCGTTGCCATGTTCCAATTGGTCTTACGAGGCCCAACGGAAAACGATGAACTGGTAAAATACAAACGGTCTTCAGTTAAATCCGCAACAGGGCCAGGAACAACATTCACATCACCTGTCCACTCAAGCCAAACATAGGCAGGGGAAACTCCAGCAGGGCCTATAAACTTATAGATGGATTTGGCTGTAGAAGCATAATAAGGCGTATAAACATTCGTTGGAGCTTTCCAAGGCCGTATTTCACCTGACTGAAGTTTAAGATTTGAAGCTACTTGCGCTTGATTGTCGGCAAGTAAAGTGGGGCCAGTGCGAGGATTAATTCCAGAAAAAGCTTCTATTTTTAATGCTGGCATGACCCCATTCTCCTGTTAGACGAGCAAATCTTCCTCAGTGATCTTAGGAATGACAATATTATCGCCTAAATCAAGTGCTTCCGCTGGAGTATCTTTGGCTTTCTTTTTAGCCTTTACGACAACTTCAGGAGTTGAATCAACGATGCCCATTTTGCTTTCGATCTCAGCAAGAAGTTTGAGGCCTTCGTCATTTAGCGTAAACGTACCATCAAGACGATCTCCAATTTTTCTGCGATTTTGCATCACGCCAACAATCAAGTTACCGCATACAAGTTCTGCGCCAGAGGCTTGCATAAACTGCTCATAGCTCATTGCCATAAATTTCTCCTAAAGGTTAAAAAAGGGGGATTAGCCCAGATCGATTATGGGCTCTTAGCCCATCAGAGTCAAGGCTTGTTCAGTTAAAGCAATACGTTCTTGAATTCCAAATGTACCGCCATTGATACGTTTGGTCAGCATCTGCCAATTTTTAGCTTCTGCCAAAGGATTACAGCCATGGGTCGCCCAGAACCAGCCAGCACTCATACAGGCATACATTGGGGTTGCCACCAATTCAGGGTGGGCTACAAAATCCTGACCCACGGCTTGACCAAAGTGCCAGAAATTATCATGAAATGTGAGCTGAATGCAACCTCTTCCGTGGAAGCGATGCCCATCTCCTGACGCCTCATTTCGATTGCCTCCTCGATTGGCGTAAATTCTGTTGGCAATTTTTTCAGGTTTGTGGGCGTAAAGCTCGTATTCGTTTGGTTGAAAGTGGGTGTGAAAATGCGCTTGAAGTCCTGTTGCGGAGTAATTGAGGTTTTCTTCCAGTGTTTTGAAATGGTTGCACTCGTGTGCACACTGTCCAATAAACGCAGCTTGCTTGTTATCATCATCAATCCCAAACTTGGCAAAAGTTGCATTTAATGGGGCTTCCCACTGCGGGGCAATTCCCAAACGATGGAGCTGATCTACCGAAATCATATGTAATCTGCCGCCACAGCTAAAAAAGCAATCAAGACCATAAGGGCAACATATGCGTATAAAAATCTAGTTTCCCACTTCATTGAATTTCTCCCTTATTTCGTTGTATTGACGGATACAGGTGTTACGTTCTTCGATTCTATTGTTGGCTTCGATGGTGATGTCGTTAACAGATTTAAGAAACGTTCGTTCAGATTCGCTGGGACTATCTCCATTTCCAGAGGAGGAATCTGTGGTGGTTTGTACGGAACAACTGGAGGGGATGCGCAACTCGCCAGAGTCAATCCGAGCATTGGTAACAACTTGTTTAGCTTTGTTTTCATCTTTAGCCTTGGTCAAATTCGATTGAAGCTTTGCAATCGTTTTCTTTACTGCTACTTCTTTTTCTCGAGCTTCTGCATTAAGTCGTTCAATTTCTGCTTTATCTTCAGCAACACGTCTTTCATAACCATGATGATCTGCGACATAGTAACCTCCTAAAATAATTAACACCAATCCCACAACCTTCATGATAAAGGCATGGGGCTTTAACATTGGCAGAAAGCCTACCAAATAACTTAAGGCATAAGCGGCAGCACCACCTATAAGCGCAATAAGAGCAAGCCAATAAAAAAGGTCATCAAAGAACCATGACAACCAATTAAGCATTTAAACTTGCCTTTGCTTTAGCCATTCTTTCTCGTGTTTCTTCATCCTCCAATGTAGGAGCCGAAACGGGCGGAGGAGGAGCAGTCCATCCAGATAAGGAAGAAGGAGCCATCATAACCACTGGTGGAGGCGGGGGAGCTACGTATGCATCCTTATTAGCTTTTGCAGCATTCATCATGTTAGTGGCTTCATTCGTTAAACCTTTGGTCAAAATCCCACCGATGCCACCTACAATAAGTAATACTATATCATTAAGCATCTTGGTATATGCTTGATCAATAGGAGCCATAGCCTTGATCGGCTGGGTCACAAAGGTTACTGAATATAGAAGGGCAAATGTAATGAACGCAAAGATCATCGTCACCATGATGATCACAAAAGCCCTGACTCGAACCTCTATCTCATCGGCAGACAGGCGTTCCTTGGGACTGTTGAACAGTGCTAGTAGAAGTTCCTTCAACTTTTTTCTCCAATATAGGTGCAACTAAATATTCAGGGCAGGTCTGATCAAACTCACATCGAGGCTTTTGGCATTGAGCAGCGCCAAAGTTATCAGGATTCTGGCAAAAATACCTGTACTGGTCGCCGCAGCCAGTTAACAGTAGCAACAAAAACAAGTATTTCATTTGCCTTCGATCCTTACAAGTGCTTTGTTTACTCTGATTTCCATCATCTTTAAATCAACGTACATCCAAGCCAAAAGGGGTAAAAACAACAAAACGATCACCATTAGAACAGCGATGACAATTAAGAATAGTGAGTCAGACTTAGCATCATCCCCCACACCCAAACCATCATTAGGAACATAGCTGCTGTAACTAGAACCCGAGTTCTGATTAGATCGGCTCTTTGTGCTCGTTGCCATGCTGCTCTCCTTTTTGCGATCATCTCCTCTCTTCTGATAAGTGCTTGTTTTTTAGCAATATCGCCAATTGTTCCGTTAACCCTAGTATACAAATTTTTTAGTTCTGGCGGTACATGATAGACCATATACGAACTTAATTCTTCACTTAACTTTTCCATTTGTAAGTTAGCAATAACTAACTTAATTGCAGTTTCTTGACCTTCTTCATCGCTTTGGTGAAGTGCTAATTCTTCTTGTTCTTTAACGTAATTTTTTAAAGCGTTATAAGCCTGAAAAAACTTTGTTAAAGCATCTGCTACTTGTGCAAAGATTAGATTTTCATCAAACTCAGGAGAAGGTTCTTTTTTCTTTTTAGCTGCTTTTGGGGCTGCTTTTTGCAGAGTTTCTGCAATTTTCTCTTCTTTTTTACCAAATACCGCAGTTAAGAACCCAAATAACCCCTTGGCTTTCTTTTGTACTGCTTTAGCGTCTTTGGTAAGCCCATCAAGCTCTTTTGCAGCGTCCACAACGAACTGCCGACCATCTTTATACATCTCACAAGCTTCTTTGCAAACCTTGAAAGCGCCAGAAGCCAGAGCGACAAGGGTGAATGGATCAATTTTTACAACCCAAAGAACTTGTGAAAGAACTGACCTGCTACGTTAGGGCCAAGCAGGACTAAGAGCATCACACCATAGATCAAATACTCAATCTTGGTCATGCGTCTATCGCCTTCTTTTAGCATATCTGCGATCTGCCTGTAGCGCTCATCACAGACTGCAACGTGAACGGCTAAATCTTTTTCGGTATCGCTCATGGTGTGGGTGTTGGAGTAGGTGTAGGAGCTACATAATTAGGATCGTGAGGCCAAGTAACTGTACTAGCAGTAATTAGACTTGAAATGTCTGTACACGCATTGATGGCAGCAATTTGATTAGTCATTTGGGTGCGTATAGTAGCCCTCCAGGTAATCCAAGCAGCTGGAGGCGTGTAACTCTGGTCATTGGCCTTTCTGCTGTCCATGTAGTCAGTAGGCTGCAACATTTTCCAAACTGTATCTCTAATTTGGCTAATGTATTGCGTTTTAAGACCCTGTTGCACGGCCTGTACAGTGGTGTTCTTCATGCCACCTTTGCCATCATTCAAAGTTGGGTCATACTCTTGAACGTAGACAGGGTTGCCGTCTTTGTCTACTTCTGGCGTGTCATTAAGTAGTTTGTCTGTGTGCGTGTAATTGATTTGTACAACGCCATTCTCTATTGCTGGTGCAGATTCTGTAACCCAATAATACTTATCGTTTGGCCTAGCACCATAAACCACTTCCATAACACCCAAGGCATTCTTTTCTTCTTGAGTTGCTAGTTGAAACCAATTGTTAGCGTAGGTCACATCATCGACTGTGAATTGACTACCCTCTTGGATAATCTGTTGTATTGTGTTGTCTTTTACGATTGCAAACATGATTGCTCCTTAAAATGCGTTACTGTAGGCGAATGGATTGGATGCAAAGGCCATGTAAATGTATGTTCCTGTATTAGCATTTACAGCGGTACTACCAGCTGGTTGAAATCCATTTGAATATATATTTATCAATGATGTTCCAGAACCTTCAGCACCACTTGTATTAGCCAATAAATAAAGTGCATTTGTATTGTATGGGCTTCTTGTTGTATCCATCATGAACCAACTTTCGGTAGAACCCGTATCATATCTTTTACATATGACAAATTTTGGTTGAAATCCACAATATACAAATGGGCCAAGAGTTGACGAACCATTGCCTGTGTAACTACCAAATGCGCTAAATCCTGCTATTGGGGCAAAGCAATAAGCAACGTAAGTTCCACTTGAGACGTTTACACCAGTAGAAGTTCCAATGCTAAATACAGATGATGTTGGCGCTGTATTGTTCCAAAAAACGCCAGTTGGCCCATCTTGCGCCAAAGTTGAATTAAAATAAACCGCATAGGAGGCACTAGATAAAGATATATGATACACATACCAAGAAGTTGCACTTGCGGATGTTCTTTGTTTAACAACTACCATACTAGGCGTAGAACCCAAACCATGACCAACAGTAGCACTAGAACCTGTTCCTGTATAAGTTACTACACTAAATCCAGCCGTAGTGCTTACAGATACTGTTGATGTAATTGTTCCATTGGTATTTGAACTTGATGAACCTGCACCTGCTTGCCATTGCCAACCAACATAAGTCGCACCAGAATTGTTGTAATTAGTATCTGTTCCAATAGTAAAACCATTGCTATTAAATGCGGTCAATCCGTTTGTATCGGTTGTTTCAGCACCTGTTGTATCAGATATTAATGCTTTTGTAACGCCACGAACAGAATCTGTTAATTTATGGTCAGTTGCGGCGGCAGATCGAGATTTAATCCAAACCAAATCAGGTTTGAAAGCAGCGGCATTTGTTATTGAGGCTGTAGCACCTGTACCAGTATACAAAGTAGCATCCATATACTTATTACCCTGTGCAATAGCAGGTGTGGGTAAGTTGTATGTGTTGATGGCTTGAAAGCCTGTTGGAGGTGTGTAAGCAAATGGTTGTTGACCAAAATTAACAGCAGATACTGGCGTAGTTCCATAGTGAATTATGGCAACTCCTTTGGATACTAACGAAGAAAATGTATAAATTGGGCTTGTTCCAGCAGAAGGATTACCAGACACGAACCATGTGTTATTTTTTCCTACCCATAATTTACCAGAAGAAGCATCATAGGCAAATTGGACAACATCTCCAGTAGCAGCGGCAATACCAGTATCAGTTACTCCACTATAACCATACCAATAATTCGTATTTAAATACGTTGCATATAAAACAAAGTAATCAGAAAATCCTACGCTTCCTGTAGAATATCCATCACCAATAGAAAATTGTTGATTGTAAGAAGTGTTATTTGCATAAGTTACTAAAGTAAATTCATAATACCATTTGCCAGAAGTTGGCATATAAACACTAGAGTAACCTGTTTGATATGAATTACCAGTTGCTTGAAATGTTAAATTTCCATTGGTTACAGATGGACCACCAACTGAAGCATTAGGATTTAAAACTGGATAATTAGCCGCAGTCGCACTATACGCTACTGGCACATCATTCATACTGTCGTATGTTGATCCAGCAGTTAAGCTAATGTTATTGGTTGTCCAATTATTACTATTACCACTTGTATCGTATCCTAGTGTGGTTGTGGATGTTGTGTTGGTAAATGGCAAATGGAAACCATTAGTGCCATAAGTACCTGTGTATTTAATCGGTTGCCATACACCTGTGGTTGCGCTAAATGCACCAAATGATGTGGGTGTTAATTGTTGACCATCAACAAAATAAATTTCAGCTATATTTCCATCAAGAAAAGTTGAGCTTGCATTGGCATACTCACCTATTGCATGATAAGCAGTTGTATTGATGGTTGAATTGTAATTTTGTGACGGATAGGATGCCGTACTCAAACTTGCTTGAACACCATTAACATAAATAAATGCCCTATTAGATGCAGTAGCTTGTGTTGAATCAAAAGAAACAACAATGTGATACCAAGCTGATGGGTCTACAAAAACAGCACTAGTAATTAACTGATATGTTACTGAACTATTGTATCCACGGAATTGAATTGTATTGTTTGAATCAAAATAAAATCCATCTACTTGAGAACCACCTTGAGTGTCAAATAAATATCCTTGAACACCACTTTGTGCTTTTTTAACCCAACCACTCCAAGTAAATTTTTGAGTATTACTAGATGTAGATGGTGTTCTATTTAAATATGCAGTTGCACTTCTTCTAAGTCTCAAAGACTTAGTAAGTGAAAAAGCACCACTTACAGGTGCAGATGATTTGCGACTACTTAACATTAGAAGTTCAATCCATAAACAGAACCAAAAGTATTAGTTCCATCACAATAAAAATTAAAAATATCATACTTACCAGATGTTGACGTTGCAGTAGGTGTTGTTCCACCAGCCCACTTTAACGTGCCACCACCAGCCCATGTAAGTGAGTAAGACCCTGAGTAGGTCACAATGATGGTAAACGATTTGCCAGCCACAGAGCTTGGTAATGTGATCGTACCATTGGCATTTAAGCTAATTTCTTGGATTGTGCCGTTAGCCAGGCTTATTGTGAATGCTGAACCTGCTGATGGAGCATAAAGCGTTTCAACATAATTGGTAACTGTTGGATTGGTCAATGTTTTATTGGTGAATGTCTCCGATCCAGCCAATGTGGCCACTGTGCCAGTTGTTGGCAATGTGACATTGGTGTTTGCTGTAACTGTTAATGTGGTGGTAAATGCGCCTGATGTAGTAAATGATCCACCCAATGTGATCGTGCTTGATCCATTGTTTACACCAGTGCCACCATATGTACCAGTTATAACTGTGCCATTCCAAACACCAGTACCAATCGTTCCCACCGATGTCAAACTCGATGTGACCACTGTGGAATTTAAAGTCGTTCCAGTCAATGTGCCAGCTGCTGCTGTGACTGTGCCTGATCCACCCAAACTGATGGCAGTGCCATTGACTGTAAGTGACGAATTGGCCAATTGTGCATTAGTAACAGTCCCAGACAATGCCGTTGTTGGCACTGTGGTCGATGCAGTCATGGCCGATGTGCCGTTGCCATAAACATAACCAGTCAAAGATACTGCGCCAGTACCGCCATTGATCGCGCCCAATGTGCCAGTGACATTGGCCAAATTGACTGACCCGACTGTGGTTTTCAGATTTCCATTGGTATCTGTTGTGCCATCAGTAGACCAAGTGTCTCCAGAGTTTAAAGTGACCTTGACAATTGTTCTTAGTGTTGAATTGTCATTTAGAGTAATGGTGAGAGTGTTGGCTACGGTATCAATATTGGCAATATAGATTGTCTTGATTAGCCTTCTAGTTGATGCGGCAGGTGAAGCAACAACTGTGACTTGAGTAGAACCATTCAAAGCGCCATCGCTTGAACCCTCAACAAAAGTAGTTCCATTGTCATCAGAATATGCGGTTACAAAACTAGGATTGGTAGTCGTAGCGGCAGAGGACATCTGCGCTGTAATTGATTTGGTTGTTGCGTCTAAGACTAACATAATAAGCCCTTATCTAGAAATGAACCAAGCATACGCTGCGCCACTTACCGAGCTAGTTGACACTGTAGCCCATGTACCATCACCACGCAAATAAGTTGTAGAAGACGGTGTTCCTGTGACTGCACCAGGTAAAGCTGTAACGCTAGAAATCAAAGTACCACTTGTGGGTATAGTAACTGAACTGTTTGCTGTTGCAACTAATGTTTGTGCATAAGCGCCAGAAAAAGTAACATTTCCACCCATTGTTAGGGTGTTAGTACCGTTGTTTACTCCAGTTCCACCGTAATTAGGAGAAATTACATTTCCATTCCATGTTCCACCAGAATATGTTCCAACCCAAGTCAACGTGTTAGTTGACCAAGAGGCATTAGAAGGAGCTTGATTGTGGTAATCCCATGTACCTGCAGCAATAGAATTTGATAAAAGAATAATTTCAATATAAGAGCCAGATTGCAACGTAGCAATCGTAGTGCCTGAATTATTCTTTACAACAACAGTTCCTGAAGACTGATTATTATTAAACGTGTATATAGCACCTGCTGGCAATGTAGTTGCATCAGGAAGCTGGTATGTCTGACCTCCAGACCCTGTCACTACAAAGTTAGGCGTTGAACTAGCAGTTAAAGTTGTCGTTGTTCCTGCGGCAGCTACGTTTGTAAAGCCTTCATAAAAATCATTTGCTGTGACGTTTTGATTTGCATCTCTCAAAACAACAGAATTGGCTCCTGATGTTCCATAAGATGTTCCCCATGCAGTACCCGTGGAAACTGGAATACCAGCTCCAGGATAAACAGCGCTTGCTCCAGGAACCCACGCTGCGCCGTTCCAAACAATGGCTTGACCAGTCGTAGGTGTACCCGTAACCTGAACTTTGTCGGTATTCAGGTTTGTAAAGTTGGCATCTACCTCATTGTTTGTAAGAGGTGAGCCTTTACCAGATCGGGTAACAATTGTACTCATAGATTATGATAATGTAATAGTCCAAGTGATCTGCATTGTATCGCCAACGTCTTTATTGATAGCAGCAAAAATGGTATGACAAAGCATAGTTCCAGAACTAGATGCGTTAAAAATTCCAGCTTCAGTAATTGCTGTCAAACTTGCTGGGGTACCTGCTGGGAAAGAAGCAACATACACAACAGTGTTTGAACTGGCTGTTGTTGAAGTTAAAGCCACGATTGCGGACTGAGACTGCAATGCAGTATCGCCAACAGCAGCTGCTGTAGTACCAGTACCAATCGCCATGTAACTCATCAC